CACCTATTTCTTTTTCTGTAGTTGATAATTTATTCCAAATTTTATCTGGTCTATTCATGCTATATCCTCTATAACCTCTACGTCTTAAATGGTATAATAATCTAGGTTTATTGTTTTCTGCAAGCAGTGGCATACCGTAAAAAACTAGTGCCATTAAAACATCTTCAAAAAATATTTCTGCGGTTTGTGGTCTTGCTATATATTCTAAGAAAAAATGATTAGGCGGTACGTCTTCCATACTAAATTTAGTTAAGCCGTGTAAAGCACCATTAGAACCTTTACCATCTACAGTACCTGATATATCGTAACTATCACAACCAAAAGCACCCATGTGTTCGTTAGCTGGATACTTAATACCGTTTTTACTTATTATTTTATTTTGTAAATGAGCTGGCGGAAACCAACTTACATTAAACCTTCCTTTTGGATCTGGATAAAATATAACTTGCGTATCTTTTACACCGTTAACCCATTGAAAGTTACCAGTGTTAACATTGCCTTGTGCACCAATACCTTCGTTGTAATCTATTTGCTCGTATATCTTAACTAAATTAAATATACTATTTTTTGCTTCATCTCTAAACGCGTGCTCTTCAGTTCTTGGAAACTGCCTGTAAAACTCGTTTAAAGCATCTTGATCATTTTTTAAGCCTTCAGCTTCATTATTCCAATGATCAATTATACCGTAATCTATTAACTCGCCATCTGGCCCGAAGACATCATTATCAGGCATATGATAGACTGGTTGTCCGTATTCGTCAATAAATCCTTCATAGTTCCATTCCATTGGGACAAAAAGAGAATATAAACCAGACTTTGTCTGTCCATTACGGTTTCTTTTTGTAACATCCGAATCATAGTATAATTTTTTAAAGTTATCACCTCCTTTGTCTAAAGAATTACTAGTGCTACCCATCATGCACTTACCTATAATTCTACTACCAAGCCTAAGACAAGTTTTAGTTACTCGCCAGTTGTTTAATATATTATCTGGTCTTTCCCATTTGCCACTTTCATCGTGTACTAGTAAAGCTAGCTTTTCACCATCATAACTGTTATCACCAGTATTTTTCCAGTCAATAGTAGTATCAAGTCCAACCAAGTCTTCCTGCTTTTCGTTCGCAACAATTTTTTTACGCGTAAACTTACTTGCAGGAACACGATAAGCAAGTTCAGATTTAGGCCTGTCCATACCGTCTTGTATCGGTTTAAAAAAGAAAGGATAATTAACCGATATCGGAACAACTTTATCTGTAAACATTTTTTTAGCATCTGCACCACTTTTTGATAATATACCATATCTACTATCACTCGATATTGTAGCTAAATTAACTGTTTCTGCTGAAGACATAAAACTAAAACCAGATCTTCTGTTTTTTAAGTAACACATACCATAACATCTTTTATCTGCTTTGCATGCTTCCCAGAATATATAAAACAACCTGTTTGCTTCTCTGTAGTCTGGCGCGCCTACATCTATTTTACTCCACTGTAAATACATATAATGTGCACCTGTTATGTATGTTGGTGTTTTGTTGTTCATAAACCAAAAGCCTTCTTCTCTACGTTTAAACTCTTCGTCTATGTAATCATACCACTTGTCTTTTTGTTCTTCAGGATATGATCTCCAGTCAAATATATTTTTAAGTTTACTTAACTCTTTTGGATATTCAATTCTTTGCCACTTACTTACTTCGTTTCTGTACACGTGCACTGGCAGCACTGGCAAAGCAATGCGCAAGCCTTGGATCTCAAGTATTTCCCCAATTTTACCAGTTTTAGAGATAACCACGATGTCATATTCTTTATTGTATCCATATTTCCATTTTTTAGTGCGGTTTAACCGCGTTATTGTTGTTTTCTTTATAGGTTCTACGACCTTTACTAAACTCTGCTCGTACATTACTTAGATCTTCCTTCTGCAAATCCTTTGAATATTTTCTTTTCTTGCTCTTGCGGTATTTTACCATCAAGTATATTTTCTTCTTCTTGGATTCTATTTAATATTTCAAACGCATCAAATATAGCTAACTTCTTTGTAGCTGCTGCGTTTTTTAATCTATCAGCTGAAACATCATCTTCTGTATTTGTAATAATCTTTTCTTTGGCAACATTAATTAATTCTTCAACTGCTTTGTGCCCAGCTTGGATTATAAGCTTCTTCGTTTCCTTGATATTCATATTTAATTGTAATAAATTTATTTAAAACTCTATATAATCTTTGGCCATCAACTATAAACTCATAAGTTGAAAACGGTGTAAAACCTACAAGTTCTCCAACTTTATTAACACCATCTGTATATTTAACAATACCTATACACTCTTCTTCTTCGTTTTGTTTTAGTTTGTCTCTTTGCTTTATAGGTTGAACAAAGCAATAACCACTACAAGCCAACCACTCATTGTTTCTTTTATACAAAAACATTTGATCTGGCTTTACTAAATAAGTGTTTTCGTTAAAATAACTTCTACTGTTTTTTTCTTTACCATGTTGATTGTGCCAACGCCTAAAAACATTGTGATGCACAATAACAGTGTCACCGTTTTTTATTTCTGTACTATAAGCTGTAGGTGTAGATTTAACAACAGCTTCTCTGTTTATAAATTGATGATTAAATATCTCTGTATTTATTATAAGATCTTTATCACCAACTTTTTTTATGTTGTTATATCTATTACCTTTTGGCTCTATAACAAAGTCAAAAGGTGCTTTCATTAATATTCTAGATTATACTCTACAGATACAGCCATGTTTTTATTGAAGTCTTTCCAAGGTAGTACATCTTTATTTTTTCTAATATAAACAGAGTATTTATCTTCTTCTTCTATTATATCACAAATAGTATGACCACCGTAAACTTCTTGACCAACAGCATAATGCATTGCATCGTTTTTATAGTCTTTACCTATAGTAATTTTTCTAATTAGTTTGCTCATTGTTTTCATAGTTTATAGTACCGTCTTTAATATTAATATCGTCTGTACCGTAGTTTTCTTTAAACTGTACTTGTAGTTTACGTAACTCTTCTTGTATTAAAGTTACGTGGTGAAGTAAGTTATGCTTTTTAGTTTCAAAACTACCTATTTCTAGTTGAGCTCTATTTATATTATTAATAATTGATTGTACTTTATTTAATTCGTCGTTTGTAATTTTTTTAGCCTTTTCAGCTTTCTTTTTTGTTTTTGCCATTTTATTTAATTTAAGTTAATTTAATCTTCTATTATCCACTCTGATTTACTAAGCTCTGTTAGTATTTCATCGTTTGTATATTGTGTTTTACCATTTAAAAAGCTTGGAGTAGCACCTTCAAACTTTACAAATGTTTTTGTACCATCGTTATTATACCTTAATGTATTTACTGATGTTTCTATTACTTGACTAAAGTCAATATTTGCTACTTCTTCTTTTGTTATTATTACGTATTTTTTATCACTCATATTACGGTGTGTCTTCTACGCCTTGATCTGAAGACGCGATATTTATAGGAACACCATCTGCTCCTGTACTTGTTCTGTCTATAAAATTACCACTTGTTTCGTCTAAAGGTAGCCAAGCTACTAAACTGGAAATGCCACTTTTTGATACATCACCCGGTTTGCCACTATTGTAAAGCGTTGTAACGTTACTAGCTGATAAAGCTGCGTCAAATAAAGAAAGACTACTAAGTTTTCCATCAAAGAAAGCATTATCAGCATTACCAGGTTTACCTAAATATATCTTATTGGCAGTAGTCGCAAAATCAGCTATTGCATTTGTACCTGTTTCAGCAATACTACCGTTTATATATATAGCCATCTTATTATCAGTTCTATTCCAAGTAGCTACAACATGAACCCAATTAGAAGAATTAGGAATATGATCCGCGTTTATAATAGTATTACTACTACTACCTCTACAGTTTAGTCTTATCTCGTTAGTAGAACTTATATGTAATAATGCTATTTTATTATCGTTACTTGTGTCTGTGTGCAAGTTAAAAAAAGTGTCGTTACCACTACTGTTTTCTAGTTTAAACCAAATAGAAACACTACCTATGTTTTTAATATCATCTGCTACAGAGTTGGTAATTATAATGTGATCATCTGCGCCATCTAAATCTACAGATCTAGTAACAGCATATGCAGTTTGCTGTATATATACCGGGCTTGATAATGAATTACCTAATCCTAATCCCATTACTTACCAAAATAACAGATTACACCTTTAGCGTTTTCTCCTACAAACTTTGTCCATCTACCATATATAGTAGATCCTGCAGGAAACGCTACGCCTTCCGTAGTTGTACCGCCGACAGCGTGTTGTTCGTCTATAAAATATAAAGTATTACTCGCGTCTATACCACTAAGATCTACAACGCCACCGTCAATATTTGTTATTGTAAGTGTAGTTCCGTGCGTACCACCAGTTAGATTTTCTACTATTAAACCTTGTTTGTTAGGTCCAGTGTAAACAGGGTCTACGTGACCAGCACTAGTATCTAAAGTTATACCAGCATCAATAGTGTCAGCATCAGCGCCAATAATTACAAATTGACCTTTTTTTATTGCTGCATTAGCAGCTACATCTGCTATTGTAACAACGCCTTCTGAAGTAGCACTAGCTGCTGCCGCTTCAGTAACACCTAAATAGTTAGCGGCTGTAGCTTCTGTATCATCAGTTCCTGGAAACTGAGGACCAAAAGTATCTAGTGTTTCTGTAAGCATTACTGTTGGCGTATTTTCTGCTAAAAATTGAATAGCTACAATAACATGATCTTTAGGCGGGAATACTGGTTTAGCTAAGTTTGTAAACACACTACCTAGTTGTCCGAAGCCATAAGCGACTTCCGTTGAATTTTGTCCCATTATTTTTTTACTTTTTCTAGTGATCTACCGCCAAAATAAGCACCAATCACTGTTATTAATACTAATTGTAATAAGTCTACCCAAGCATCTTTTACCTCAAAAGCAATAACACCAGCATCAATAAATATCATTAATACTGTTGATACTACTAAAAATATAAGTACTAAAGGCCTTATGTTTTTACTAAGCCATGAGTCAGACGCCATATCAACTTTCCATCTTTCAGTTACTTGCTTTTGCATCTCAGCTTCATAACCCATGATCATATCTTTAATTTGTTTTTCTGCTTCTAGTTTTTCTTCTTTTGATGTGTGTAAGTTATCTATAACACCACCAACACTTTTTACGAGGTCAGCAGCACCACCTCCAAATAATTTATTTAACATGTTTTATTTTTTAAATTGCCGGATCACTTCCGTTATTTGCATCGTCTTCCCAAGGAAAATTACCATCACCAGCTTCTTTTGCTACACCATCTATTATTATCATATCTTTACCATCTATAGTCATCCTAGGATATGTAACACCGTTAAACTTTACAAAGTCATCACCATAAGCTAGCTTACCTGTTTTCATATCTGTTGAGTGTCTCATCTCGTGATTTATAACTTGTCTTTCTTCTGCGCTACCAGGTTCTATTGTATCACTAATATATATACTACCATCCATATTAGCTTCACCTAAAACACCTTCTTCTAACGGTTTTCTAATAACAGGCGTGCCAGGTACAGATATGTTGGTTTCTCCAGCTTCTTGGCCAAACCTCATTTTTGATTTTATAACACCACCATACATAGCAGGTGTTTTACCTTTGCCTAGTTTAAACGCCATATTGTTATTGTTGTTTACCGAAAGGTACTGTTACACCAGCCATAAACGTAGGTTTACCAGTTTTAAAATCAAAACCAGCAGATCCTGTAAGAAAACCATAACGACCTCTAAGACCAGCTTGTAAACCTTTTTTCTTACCACCATACTTACCAAAAGCTTCTAAATCAAAACGCCTACTTCCTGGCATTTCTATACAACCTCTAGGTCCACAACTTCTTCTAGACTGATACGGTTTTTTGCCAAAGCCTAAACTAGCACCTATAGATGTGTTTGTACCTATTTTACCAGAAAGACTACCTGTTATACCCCCGTCTTTAAAAAACCTATAATTACCAGTTACGTTTTTGATTTTTTTGAACTTACCTTCTCTTCCGCCTATTCGCTTAAATCCACGTTCATAACCTAAGTTAACATTACCTATTCTAAGGCCTGGATTAAACGTCATACTTAAATTAGTTTTGTCGTTTTGTATACCACTTTTAATACCAGTACCACCTAGTGTTATTGCTAATCCATTTTTTTTCATAGGTGATATACCCATTAACTTAGTTACAGAAGGTTTATTACCTGATTTTAACTTGAAACTACTTGCTTTTTTCATCTTGTATTGTCTTTTATCATATCATCTATAGCTTTATTGTAAACTTTATCTGTATATGATTTATTATTAAAGAATACACTTCTTTCTGAAGTAGGTAAATCTTCTTCACCTAAAAGTATTCTATATATTCTACTTATTATTTGAGAACATTTAAATGAAGTTTTATATATAGAGTATTTAATAGTTGTTCTATTACGATGTCTCCATACTTCGATCCAACCTTCTCGCCTTAGTTTTTCCCACCGGTTTTTATTCCAGCTCATGGTATAAGTACCATCGATAAAATCGTTTCGTGTAAATCTTTCTTTACAATCTAAGTAAATTAATAATTCTAGTTCTGCGTCTGTTAACCCGTAAGTTTTACAGACCCACTTTCTTGTGAGCCTGTAATACTTAAGGATATTCATTTCACGCAAATCTTGCGCAGTTAATCGCATTTATTAAGATGCGTCAACCACCGCAATAGCTGCACAAGCTGTAATGTTTGGATGTAAGAACTTAGAGTTCTCAGTGTCAGCTACAACAATAAATGGAGAGTTGATAGCACTAGCGCTAGCTATAGCACCAGCTAAAGCCTCCATAACTTCTTTATGCTTACCAGAAGTAATGTCAATACCACAAACAATATGGTTAACACCGTCAGCCATTGCTTCTTGACCATTACCAGTTTTAGCAAAGATGTTTAATCTTGTTGCTGTGTCCATTTCAAAGTGAGAAACGTTATCAGCAGGAAGCATTAAAACCTCTTCGTCAGAAGCTGTACCTTCAGCAGCAGCAGTTGCAAAATACAAAAATTTTTTCATTTTCTTTTTTTTTAATTAATAATTTGTTTTATGTTTTGTGTTTAAGGGTTTAGGTTTTTGGTTTTGGTTAATCTATTAATACAACGTCATTTTGTTTTATAACGCCGTAAAATTTATCTTTATGTTGTATACCGTGGCCTGCGTGTTTATCGTAGTATATAACATCGTTTTCTTTTATACCTACAACGTCATGCCCAACAGATACAACTTTTGCTTTTAAATATCTATTATCCTCGTTAACTTCGTCTGTTAAAATTAACCCACCAACCTTTTTAGGTTCGTTTTTAATAGGATCTATGATTATGTAATTATTAACTGCCTTCATTGATACGTACATTTGATATTACACAATCAGCAGATATAATAGTAATCACCACAGAAATAGAATTTTTAAGTGCTGTCTTAGTAACAAGTACAGGATCTATAATACCAGACTTTACCATATCAACAATTTTACCTGTTACAACATTAGTACCAGTACCTTCTACAATGTTAACATTTATAGGTAAACCTGCATTTTCCATTATAGTTGTAAAAGGTGATGTTATAGCTTTTAATAATATTTTTTCACCTATGTTACTAGGTTTTATTTGTTGCGAAGCGTTTAATAGCGCTATACCACCGCCAGGCACAATACCTTCTTTTAAAGCAGCTTTAGTAGCGTAGATAGCATCTTCTACTCTGTCGCGTTTTTCTTTTAATTCAACCTTAGAATTAGCACCCACACGTACAATACCTACGCTTCCTGATAACATTGCTATTCTTTGTTGTATTTTTTTCTTTAAAAAGCCGTTTTTTTCTGCTTTATACAGCTTTTTCACTTCTTTAATACGTTCTTTTACGCTTTCATCAATATTTTCAAGCGTAATTACTGTATTTTTGTCATCTGTAACAACTTTTTCAGCTTCGCCTAGTATATTTAACGATATACCATCCAAATCATCACCTAATTCTTCGTTAATTACAGTAGCGTTTGTTAAAATTGCTAAATCTTTTATAGTATCTTGCTTTGTAGGGCCAAAACCAGGTGGATCTATGATGTTTACTTTAATATTGCCTTTAACTTTATTCATTAAAAGCGCAGATTTTACTTGTTGTGACACCGGAGCTACTATTAAAAGTGATTTATTGTTCTTAATAACAAACTCTAGTATGTTTTGTATTTTTCTAATGTTAGGTATTTCCGATGCAACTACTAATATAAGTGGATTTTCTAGTATAGCGCGTTGTTTTTCTGTGTCTGTAACAAAATGAGGTGATGTAATACCACACTCAAGCTGCACACCGTCAACTAATTCAACATATGTTTCATCAGTTTCAGAGCTTTCCATTAAAACTACGCCGTCACTACCTACTTTTTTATACGCATCGGCAATAATAGTACCTAACTCTTTATCATTATTACAGCTGATAGCAGCTACATTATCTAACATGTCGTCTTTTACCTCAATTTTTATTTTATCAAGGTATTTATTTACTTTATCAAGGCCAGAATAAACACCATCTTTAATATCTCTAACAGAAATATTGTTTTGCTGCTCTTCATTTATACCTTTTATTAAAGCTTCAGCAAGAACTGTAGCCGTAGTAGTACCATCGCCTGCTTCTTTTACAGTATTTCTTGCTGCTTCTTTAATTAAAGTAGCCCCCATGTTTTCAACCGGATCATATAAGACTACGCTTTCTGCCACGGTTACACCATCTTTTGTGATCACCGGTTTGCCGCGTCCATCTTCGTATATGACGCATTTACCGCTAGCGCCTAATGTGGATTTTACGGCTTGTGTTAGTTTCGTTACACCAGCTATAATTTTGTCTTTAGCGCTATCACCAAAGTTTAAGTCTTTGACAATCTCGCTAGGCAAGTTGTATTCCATTTAATTAAATTTAATTTAGTTATTATTCAAATGTTTTTATAACTTTTGGGCCTTTTACAGCTTCTAGTTTTTTAGAGAAGTGGTCGATGCTACCGTCAATTGCTGTTTCAGCGCCTTCGACTGTTTCTCTTCTTGTAACTGCATGCCAGCTTTCATTATCTGGTTCAGATACTTCTGTTTGGTAAAAACCATTTGCTAGTTGTGTTATCCTCCAGTTTTTTTTATCTGAAAGATGTTTCCACTGTTCAATAGTTTTTTCATTAGGTTTAGTTGTGTTCGTGGTATACGAACTTTTGTAATACAAATAAGTCATTTTGGTTTTATGTATTGGTTAATAATTTGGTTAATTTAATTTTCTAGCCGTATGGCAAAGAGCTTAAATACTCGCTAGGCGATTGATTATACACTTTAAAAAATACGTCTGGATTTTTTTTAGCTAGATTCATCTTAAACTCTCTATCTTGTTTTTCCTTATTAATCATTCGTCTACCTTCTATAGCTTCTTTAGAAGGCTTCATATCTATAGGTTTAGGGCCTATTGTTGGTATTTTTTCAATTTTATTTTCTTTATTCATTGGTGAAGAAGCCTCGTTCATCATTTTCATACGCTTCATAAACGACTGGTCTTTTAATTTAGCTATACTTCCATCACTTCTTCTTTTCATTTTTGTTGCAGATTTTAATTCTTTCCTTGCTTTCTCAAGATCCCCACCAATTTGAGTAGCGAACTGTTGAGTTTGTTTTCCTGGTCTTATTATGTTTTCCAATAATTGACCACCAAGTTTACCAAAAACTGTAGGTGTTAGTCCGTACTGAAGGCGAACTCCCATAGCTCCAAGTTTTCCGACATTTTGAACAGTGTTTGCCGGCGCAGTCATTGAATCAAGCGTCTTACCCATTCCTTCAATATTTTTCGCTAAAGGTTTATCAAATCCTTTATGTAATTTTCCAATTACATCAGCTGTTTTAGTTCTAGTATCAGATATAACTTCTCTAAGACTGCCGGATTTACCTGTTGGTTTTTTCATTGTTTTTGGCCCAAACTTTTTCTTAGCCATACTACTTTTCTTTTTCATCTTTGCAGCACTTCCGATACCTGTTAAACCACTAACAGAACCGTCTGGTTTTAATTTTTTAGCCATGCTACCATTATTTTTCTTTTTCATGTTATTTGTTTTATTTTTAATATTTTTTTTAACTATATCGTGTGTTGCTTTACTACTAAAAAGTTCTTGCTCGACGTTTTCCATACCTTGCATAACCCCAGTTTCTTGTTCAAACTTGTTACGATCAATAGGTTTTAGTGTAGCTCTAGGCCCAACAGGTTTTTTATATAAAGAAGGACCATCCATTTTAAATGCCATGTTATTCGTTTTTAGTACCTCGGCCAAAGTTACCTCGGTTGTTTTTAATACTTGTTCTTATCACCGATCCGTCAGGCTTGTGATGTATGTCACTATCACTTCTTTGACCTAATCTTTGGTTCTGCGCTTTTTTAGCTTTACGCGCTGGAGTCTTAGCCATAGCTGTATCTCTACGCTTTTTAGCAGCAGCAGCCTTAGGAGATAACTTTTGTTTTAATTTTATCGGTGAACTCATATTTACTATTATCACATAGAAAAAAAGATATTTACTTATATTGGGGTATGGTTCTGCACCGCTTTTTTACGGCCACGCCTTGTTTGTAAAATCGTTTGTACAAAAAGCAGCCCCACCTTTTTATTTTTAATTTGCTTTTGCGTTTACCGCTTTTGCTTCTGCTTTCTTCTCGTTATGCTTGTTGCTATGTATCGTAACAACAACACACTTGCTTAAAACTTTTTAGCTTTTACTACAGCACTGCTGTGCTAACCTCGCCGAAGGCGAAGCAGTACGCGACGTGTATAGCACGGAGTGTATAGCATTTTTACCTGCGCAAGTCACAAACTTAATTCGACTGTTGTTAGATAATATATATGAATAAAGAAATTAATAATAAAATAAATAAATTATGAACGAGAAATTATATAACGAAATATTCGAAATAATAATCGAACTATACGACGGACTAGGAATCGATAACGATGACGACTTCAACGACTTCTTAAACGATAGAACGTACGACGTTATAAAAGAAATATATAATGAATTAGAAATATTATTAAAAACTATATATAGAAAAAATGACGACGACTGTCAAGAAAAATATATGGAAACAGTAATTGACGAAGTATATGAAATGATCGTATACTAGTCAAGTCACAATATAAATAAGTATAACAATAGATAATATATATAAATAATAACTAAAATAAATAAATTATGTCAAACAAATTAAACAAGTTAATCACTAAAAGATTCGTAATCAGAAAGTCACTAATTGGTACTAACACAGTAATAACATTCACTACTAAAAAAGGTAAACAAGTAACATACAATCACGACGAAGTATATACTCGTAACAAAAAAAGATTTGATAACATGTCTTGTTTCCAAAAGTATAAGTCATATACAAATACTAATAACATACCAACATTCTGTAGATAATACAGAGTGTTGACACAGAGTGCGAAAGCACTCGTGTATAGCACGATGTATAGCATCGCCGCTCGCCACCATACGTTTGTCACAACATAAATTCGAACACCATCGGATAATATAAATAAAAAAAGATGAAAAAATTAAATAAAATTTATAAGTATAATCCATTAACTTTTGTGTTAATAGCTTATGTAGTGTACGTAGTGTCAATAGTAACTTATTTAATTGTACACTAAGAGAAGTAGTAT